CATAACTAATAGCATTTGTAACAATATTTTTTCTATTATAAGCATTATAAGTTTTATTACTAATAGAAAATTTAGGGAGATCTATTCTTTTTATCATTAACCCAGCTTCATATTGTTCAAATATACTTTGGCTGCTGATTGCATTAGCACTAGCACCCACCATACTTGTCAATCCAGCAGTGACACTTTGGTTTATATTCAGTACAACATAATATAAAAAGCTTTGTTTAGGAGCAAGGCGTAAATTGTCTGCCACAAAAAGTTTAGTAGCATGTTGATATGGTTGTGTTTTTACATTTGAACCAATTGGTTTTAAATCTGCATTATATAGTGAGGCCATAAATTTATTTAGTCATAAAAAAAGCTCGCTGAGCGAGCTTTTAAGGTTTTTCTTATTACTTTAGCCAGTAATTGTTCTACCTCTTTCTCTTGGTACAGGAGTACCTACACCACCTGGGTTAGAAGTTTGTAATGCATTGTCAAACCTAATTTGACAAGTGATAGTCATTGGATCATTACTGCCATAATCAGCATCACCATAGTTCACTGTGGCCAAGAAGCAACCATATAATTCCCAAGTTTCTAAAACTACTGGTTCAACTGTGCCGTTTCCGCCATCTAACATTTCTAGTTTGCTTACAAACTTGTAATCAATACCTGAACTTGCGCTAGCTTGTTCTAAGAAATCGAATTGTTTTTGTAATTGTTCGCCAACCAGTCTGCTTACATTACCACCAGCATCGTCTCGTAAGACAATTTGTATTGGTTCCCAAGTTGGTCTACCTGCTAGGTAAATCATACTATTATACACAGGTATAGTAACAGGGTTCATATTAACATTTGGTCTAGCAAAAGTAACTAATTGTTTTGTAAGTTCTGTTTTAGGATTAGTTACTCCAAAGTTTAGAAAGGTTCCCCTATATCTAAACTTGAGTTTTGGCATAAGTATACCTTCAGTGCTGGCACTTTGGTTACCACCTAAGTATACTGTAAAGTTTTTTAATGAAGATTGTGCCATATTATTATGCTCCTGTTCCAACGGCCGCTGCCGATGCTAAATTACCACTTTGGATCTCGCCAGGATTCTTGAGCCTAATTGGAATATATATAAACTCAACATCCTTAGTTGGCTGAATTGCTACATCTACCCATAACTGATTCTGTGCTATACGAGTTGGTGTATTATTTGTTGTATCGCACACTACTAGATAATCAGTAACACCTCGTTTAGCAATTAGATCATTTAATATACTAGAAACAATAGCAATTACAGCATTTCTAGTAATAGGATCATTTGGTTCAAATAAGAACGGTCTAACTGCAATATTAAGTTGTGTTCTTAAATAATTTGTTAGTCTTGCAACATTAATTCTATCCAATGCACTTGGTGTAGCAGATAATGTCTTTTGACCATAAATTAATAAGCCAGTTCCTGGCAATACTGTTAATGGGTTAATTTTGTTTTCATACATGATGTCTCGTAAGCCTTGATTTATACCAACACTAATAAATCTACCACTTTGACCATCAATATAACCTATTGCACTCACATTGTCTATTAATCCTCTGCGAGTACCAGCAGGCGCTAACCAGGGATAACCAACTGTGTCATTCTTAATTAATGCTCTTAACACTACATGACTTGGGGGAACAACTACTGGTACTCCAGTAAATGGATCAGTAGTCTGGCCACTAGGATAATACACCCCAACATATGGACTTGTGGTATTTAGACCTTCTTCCCCAGTTGCAGTGGCGCCATTAGAATTAGTTGCCCAAGCCTGAATATCTGTACCTGTTGCAGCTAGTCTAAATGGAGTGTCACCCACTACAAATGCAGTATTATCTTTTTCCTCATTTAGTGCAACCATGTTTGGCATTAATTCTGGATATCCAGGGCAAGCAATAATATTAAAGAAGTTGTTATCTTCTCTAATTGCTTCACTGCTATCCATTGCACTCTTTAAGGCTGCAACTACCACTCCTCTTGGTGCTTTTCTACCAAAATTAGGAACAACACCACTAGCTTCATATCCGCTTACACTTACCCAACTTGATACAACAGTGGGTAATGATTCGCCAGGATAAGCTGCTGTTGTGAAGTAATTAGATCTATATTCTTTTACATTATATCCACTTGCTCTGGTATTAAACAACAACATACCTCTTGGATATAAGTCAGGATCTGGTGCATCTAAATCTACATAATCACTTTCTAACAATGATACAATTGTAGGAATATCATCTGTTATAGGATCTGTATCACCGTCAGTGGCCCAACGAGCATCAGCAAATAAAATGCCATTTATACTTGTATTGTCTGTATTATTGATCTGTATCCAAGTGTCTGTAGCGTTCACACTTTGATAACGATACATTTTTGGATAATTTTCTAGATCACTAGTGTCTAACCATAAATCACCATACTCTAATACAGTGCCATCTGATTGCTCAGTTGGTTCAACACTGCTAATAATTACCCCGTTGGGATCTGTTAAACTTAAATCATAACCACGGACATCATTAGTTAGTGTTTTATAGCCTACCCAAGCACTGCCGTTATTAATTAATACATCAACTCTGCTTGGAGTGTTATAATACCAACGAGTTCCATTTGCAGGACTTACAGTTGGTGCTGAACTATCAACATAATAATCTGTATCTTCGATTGGTGTCCAATTGCTAATTACAAACACATTGGCTGTACCAGTAGGATCTGCATGAATGTTTGTGCCAGATGTTGAAATACCAGCATTAGCAATATTAGAACCTTTACTAATTACAATGTCACCGCCAGCAGTGTGTTCAAAGAACAACTGTCCACTTGCATTAAGTCCTGCATTTATATAAGGTATACCTGCTGCTAATACAGGATTAATAATGCCTGATGCTGTATTTGCACTAACAGTTATTGTATAACTTTGTGTTGCTGCGCTAGTTAGTACAGGTCTTGTTGTAATTACAAAAGTATTACCAGTTTGATTGGTAAATGTAGGACTACTTGTTCCTGTACCCACTGTAGAATTAACACCAGATCTATACCATAACTGCATACCAGTTGTTGTATTGGCAAAAGTATCATACTGAGTAAACACTGTGCCAGTAGATATGTTTTGACCACCATTGGTAGGATCTAAACCATATGTAGCTGTGAATACATTTGCATAATCGTTTACAGTTTGGCTTACAAAAGCTTCGGTAGTGCTGTTATAACGCTTCACAACAGTGGTTAATCCACTGTCCTGAATACTTGTTTTATGCCAGATAGAACCACTTGGTCTACCTGTATTTGCGGTAAGACTTGTTTGTCCAACATATGTTGGAACACTTGTATAAGGCCCAACATTTGCAGTAGGTCCTCTGAAAATTCCAGGAGTAAGACCAATATCGGCAATAACTGAATTTGCTGCAGTAGTCGCACCCCAGACATTTGCCCATCTAGTAGCATCTGTAGCACCAGTTGTAAATAATGCAAAATTACCAGTACTTAGAACATTAGCTCTAATATCTGTTGGAGTCGCAGTATTAATTGCACTTGCAATATCAGTTGCAGTTGTCATTGAGGTAGTAATGGAGACTGCTGTGCCGTTAATATAAATTGTTTGATTAGTGCCTATGTCAATTGTTGATGTTTTAGTACTAATAACAGTTGGCACATTGGTGACCCAATTACTGCTACCAATAAAGTTCCATTTATTATCCCAAGTCTTTTGCCAAATTCTGTATGGTGCTGTAACTGTTGTTACTGCATAAGAACCAATATTTCCAATATTGGCATTTGGAGCAAGACCAACAATGTCGTCACTACTATTAATAACTAACACTGATTTGTTTGTAAATGACTGTGTAGTAGCATTCCATTCATATACACCCCAGGTACTATCAACAGTATCTAACCAATATGTTCCATTGGTTGGGGGATCTGTTGGACGAGTAGTAGTACCACCTAAATCAGCTAAATCAACATTAGCTCTTTGGATATAAACTTGATTACTTACTGCTAGCAAACTATAGGCTGCTAGAAGACCATATTCATTTTGCTCGTCACCATTGATTGGTGCTCCTGACGCAGTTGTTTTAAATATTGGGTTACCAAAAGTTTGCACTAATTCTCTTTGACTAGTGATAGTATAGATTTTTGTAGCATTACTAGCTAGCGTACCAGCAGCATATGCTGTGCCACTGGGATTGTATTTGTTCTCTGCAGTAGCCAAAAGTATATATGCCACCGACCCAACTGCAGCTGGTGCATAGTTACTTTCATCTATTACAGTTACCTGTACGCCTGGACTTACAAGGTCAGCCATATCGTTTTCCTTTATTACATTTAAAGATATTTATCGGAAAACCCAAAAAAAACACCCCATATAGGAGTGTTTTAACAAATTATTTTTTATTTTATTATTTCCATTAATTGTCTATATAAATTACTTATATCTCTGTTATTATCTATAACCATATCGAAATCTGTATTAGCCCAACTGTATTCACTTGCATGAATCTTTGCTTGTTCTATAAAATCTTTAGACATTTCGTATAAAGGATGATAAGGCCCCGCCATAAAAATTTTAGCATATTTGAACCATTCAGGATCAGGCCCACGAATAATTCTACAAATCTTAGCTTGCAGTTTTTTAAAAACTGCAATTTCATTAGGAAATCTGCAATCAGTAATTATGATATTACCACCTTTATTAGTAATTTTCTTTTCTAAACTGGCAATCCATATGTCATCGTGAAAGTTTTTGCGTAAAACTTCCGTACCCCAATACTGTAATACCCATCTAGGAGTAACAGTCATATTCAATCTATTAGACCACCATGGGTCAACTTGCTCACGCCAATTACGACTTTCTGTTGTTCTACCTTCTAATAAATTTCTATCCCAACCAAATACAATAGAAACAATGTCTTTTAAATGGCCCGCAAAACTTTCCCTTTGAAAATTGTAATTTTCTACTAAAAAATCTGCGGCGGTATCTTTGCCACTGCCTATTAGGCCAACTAGTCCAACTATCATTGAAAATCCTTACTTAATTGAATTAACCTATAACAAAACTTAAAGGCTGTGAACCATCTGTGTAAAACTTTAAGTCATTTTCTAATTTTTCTAACTCAGCAACTGATTCCTGTATTAATGCAGTGCCATTTAATTGTGTCGCACCCTGTGGGCCTGCTACAGTAGCAAATTTACTTCTTGCCTGGCCCAACATACCTTTACACATAGCTAATGCATAATCCTGAATCCAAGGATAAACTTGTGGGTCACTAATTATAACACTATCTGGTTTGTAATTGTATACTTGTAAAAGAACACTTTCAGTATTACCTATCCCATCTACTGTTGGGCTCCATATTTGTGTGGCAGATATTTGAATTCCCGTCACACTGGTTGCTGCTAGACTTTGATTTGCTAATACTGTTAAAACTGTACCAGATCCATCAATTGTTTGTAAAATATATTGTGCATTATATCCATCTACAGGACAATTTTGTATGTAAACACTATCACCTGGCGCCATTGTTACTGGTTGTGCTAAAGTAATTGTAATTACACTATTTACTGTGGTAGCAGCGGCAGTTAAACTTTGTAAATTAAAAAAAGTATGCCCATAATCAGGAATCTTTCTTATTAGTGTAAGTTTTTTAGTGACCCTATTCCAAGTATAGTTCATAAAACCGCCAAACATACGCATAGCAAGTTTTTGATAGCTTACGAAAAACTCATAATTAGTTAATCCGCCAACTCGTCCTGCTACCAGCATATAAGTGTTTAAATACCCTGAAGCAAACGGCTCAAATTGGCTGGCAGTAGTTCCACTTACACTACCTATACCCCTTCTATATACAGCTCTCACTTCTTGAACATAACTGGGTAAAATGTATTCCTGCACTTCGGGCAAAAGATCTAAAAAAGCATAACTTTCTTCTGTGCTATTTTGTGCCCGTTGCCTATATTTAATTAATGCTTGTTTAATAGCTAAATCATAATGCTCTTTGTCTAACTCAACATCAACCATTTGATCGCCTAATCTGAGACGAATATAATCAGTAAGATCGTTTCTTAATTGATTTAATGTTTGAATTTGCGAATTGGCTTCAATAGCACTTTCTATGCTAATGGGACCAGGTCCGCCTAAGTTTTGTGTTCTTATGCTTAGATCATTTTGTAGATTCGGTTGTATAACAACATTAGTCATAAATATTGGCCCAATATACCATATTTATTATGTTTCTACTTTCAATAAGATTGTATCAGAGTTAATTCTTCCAGCCAGTTTAGTTTCAGTTGCTTTAATATCATTGAGAAACTTCTTTAATTGAGTTTTATTAGCTCTCATAAATTCTTTTAGTTTCTCAGTTGGTTTCCTAATAATTTTACCAATACTAGTCATTACATTAAAGTTGATGATACTGGTGCCTTTAATCCCAAGTTCTGCCATATCATCAGCTTGATATTTACCCAACTTGCGTGTTTTAACATTATATACCCATAATACTTTTGCACCAATAATATCCACAGGATTAATACTGACCATCTTAAGAATTTTATCTTCTTTTAGGTATTGAACTTTACTTACAATCTTGTCTTTACTTGTAGGCTTCTTTACCCTTGCTTTTTTAGTTGCTTGTTTTACAGACCGGTATTGGGCAATATCATCCAAACACTGTTTAAAGAATGCTAGATGTGCTTTATAGGTGGCTGCTTTATAATGTTTATATGCTTCAACTAATTGTGGATCTGTGCCTTGTTGCGCAGCTTGAATTTCTCGCTGGCGGTATAAAATAAGTTCTTCAAATTTGCCTAATTGACTTTGTGGCACATTGTTTTTTACAAAATACTCGTATGCTTTAAAATTACCGGGCATTTTCTTAATAATATCATCATATGCCCCCTCAAAATCACCAAGCTGCTCACTGGTCTTTTCAGCAATCCTATCCTGAATGGTGATAGGTTTAGCTGTAACTACAGGTTTTTTACTTTTTTGTGGAGTACCAGTCTGACTGCTAAAGTCTGTTTTGGTGATTAATCCCGCAATGGTTTCGATTACATATCTGGATAACTTTTCTTTTAACGGCATACCTGCTTTATATGCCATAATAATACTACATAATACCATGGGAATTTGTGCATCTGGCACTTTTTCGAAAACTTTAACATCATCTTTATTAAAGGTAGATTCGGTTAACATCCATTCTACCACATGTTTCTTAAGTTCACGCTGGTTAAAATGATAATTGTAATAATTAAAACTTTTACGCAAATGATGATCAAAATCAGCATCGTACATAGCAGATGCTCGTTCGGTATCCCAAACTGGTTCTGTCCCTGTATATTTTTCATCTGCAGCATATTGGCTTCTTACTGTAGATTTACGGGGTTTTACTGATTTGCCGTCAATTTTAATTTTAGCCAAAACATTATCTCCACTCAATATTGAGCACAATTATACTATAGTTATCATTTAAATACAACCTAATTTTCTATAAATATATATTATTATAGGTGGAGAACTAAAATTCCTAGAATCAGTTTATGGCGTGATCGACATACCAATGACTACAAATATTTGGATAGCCGAATTAGCGAAACTTTTACCATGGGCGGAACTGGAGTAAATCTCCACAAATATATAGGGCCAAACCCACAAGGCACTTACTATTTTACTACCACAACCGCAAATGCTAATACTAAAGTTTTAAGTTTTAGTAATGTGGCAACTATGGAAGTTGGACAGGCAGTAACTGGGGTAGGAATTGCTGCAAATACAGTGATTACTTTAAGCAATCTTACTGCAAATACTATTACAATAAGCAGTAATATAACATCAAATATTGTTACAGGGTCTAGCATTAATGTAAGTTGGCGCGATGGCACACAACCAGTCTATGTTAACGAGAAAATTACAAATATACAAGACCTTTTGTTCCTAGAAAATAGAGATAGAAAATACGATACAAGTATTTACTCAATGAGAGGTATCTATACTGTAAGCGATAATGACTTTGACTTAAAACAATTTGGTATATTTTTAAGCCCAGACACTGTGTTTATGAATTTTCATTTAAATGATATGGTACAGACTTTAGGTAGAAAAATATTATCAGGTGATGTGTTAGAATTACCTCATAGAAAAGATTATTTTCCCTTGAATGACGATTTGCCTGCTGCTTTAAAAAGATTTTATGTTGTACAAGATGCACAATTTGCAGCAGAGGGGTTTAGCCCAACTTGGTGGCCACATATTTGGCGAGTGAAGTTAACACCATTAGTAAATAGTCAGGAATATAAAGATATATTGAATAATATTGCAGCAAGTGAAAATGTTGATACTCCAATTGTTGATATAATGAGCAACTTTAATAAACTAATAGAAATAAACGATGCAATTATTAGACAAGCTGAAATAGATGTACCCAAGAGTGGTACCAATGTAGATAGTTT